GGCCGGGCTTTCGATTGTCACTCCTCAACACGCGCAGGAATGACAGGATGGGTGAATAGTGCGACATGGCGACATGACATTGCAAGCCCTTTTGAGGGACTACTTCACGCCGCCTCGCTTTCCAGCACCCCGACTGCTTCAAGCATGTGTTGCGCCTCAACCAGAGCCTCGTTCACAAGCGACTCCAACCCCTCTTTGATGACCTTGTTCCAGCGCTGGTAAGTGCGCTCCGTGAGCCCCTGAGAATCCCAGTTCGTCATGTCGTAGTTCGATTCGGCCAGGATGATCATCTCGCCTGACCTCTTCTCAGCTACGGCTCGGGCGTGCCCGTTCGCCCGAACCACAGATTCGGCAGCGGCCTTGTTGCGCCAGTCCCACTGCCCCTCCCTGTCGTTCTCGCACGGCTCCGGCGCCTTTACCTGAGTCACCTTGCGCTGGATGCCCTTGCACTGCTGCGGCACGGCCCAGGTCAGCACGGCCTGCTGCGTGAAGCGAAGTGGTGCCGGGCTCTTCACAACGGCCACCAAGCGCCCGATCGAGTCGATCTTCCGGCCCCGATGCGTGCTGTATTTCGCCACCAGAGAGTTCCAGTGCCGCGGGCTAAGCTGGGCATGCAACAGCTTGTGGACGATGCAGTCAGCCAACAACGCGGCATCCTTGCCGGAGATCGCCCCTTTCTGCTTTGCGGCTTGGACCTTCGGCTCGAAATCGCAGCCGCCGGCGCTGTTGATGGTCTCGGCGGCCAGTGCACGCACCACCGCTGATATGACGTTGTGGTAGTTCATGCCGCTTCCCTCTTCAATTCCTTGATCTTGGCTTTGTACTCGGCCTTGATGGCCTTGATCTCTTCGATGGTGTGCTTGCATGCGGGATGTGGCCCTTCCAGCCACTCCAGTTTCTCGGCGCCGATTCGCTGCAGGAGCGAAAGCCGGTAATTCACCAAGTTGCCGGACAGGTGCGTGTTACACGGGGCGCACTGCTTCCAGACGTTCAAGGGTTCGAAGCGGATTTCCGGGTTCGCTCCTACGGTGCGGTAATGGCCGGCGTGGTACTGGCCGTCGTGGTGCCGCCCGCAGCTGACGCAAGGGAGATCAGCGTCGCGCAGGCGTACCCATTCGTTGAACACGGCCTGGGCTTCTCGGAGGTGGTCCGCCCTGGTCTTCAATCTCTCCTTGCGGACCTTTACCTCCCGGCGCTGGACCTGAGCCAGCGACTTGCGCGCCTTCTCCTGGTTCACGTCCTTGATAGCCAGGCCGCACCGCGGACTGCACACCGCCTGGCCCAGGCGCTGCGGTGTGAAGCTGATGCCGCAGGATGGGTTCTTGCACTTCTTCGGCTTGGGCGCCTTGGCGACCTTCAGGGCAGCTCGCATCACGCAAAGCTCCCAATCTGATCAGCCGCGGCCAGGGCGGCGACTTCGGTATCAAAGTGCGCGGACAGCACCAGGCGCCAACAGGCGTTGAAGACGTCGCGGTAAAGGGGCTCGAACTGGGTGTCATCCATGTTGGCCCAGCTGATGGACTTGGCCTCTTTGCGGACGCCATCGGGGGTACGCACCAGGTGGAAATGGCCGGCCTCGATGGTCACCCACTCACGAAAGGCTTCGCGGGACTTGTCGACTGAGGGGAAGCGTTCGGCGCGAGCCTGTTCAAGCCCAGCGATGTACGCATCAACCGCATTCGATAGCTGCCCTGGTCTGCCGTTCTGCGCCTCGAAGAACTTGGCCAGACCGCGGATGCCACGCATCTCCTGGCGCGGGATCAGGCCGCCGACAGGCTCCCAGTATTCCCAAGCCAGATCCAGCATCGCGAAGAACTTGCCGTGGAACCGGGCGTTTCTCATCTTGGTGAACTTACCGTGGATGACCTGGCCAGCCTTCCAGCACTGGATGGTTTCACGGTCTGCCTCTGTGGCCGGTACCAGGCCCTGGGCGGTGCGAATAAGGGCGAGCTCAGCCATGGTTAACCCTCCTGGCTTTCAATTGTTCAGCCTGCTGAATCAGCAGCGCCCGGCGTTCCCCCAATTCGTTGGCCGCCTGAATTCGTAGCTCTGCTTTTTTCTCGGCAGAAGCTCTGCGCATGGCCAGCATCGACTCCTTCACCGCGGCAAGCTTTTCGCGCACCTTTGGCGAAGGTCGCGCGACCTCACCGGTGAGCAGCGCAGCAACGGCCCGGCCGTCTTCGGTAACCGGTGCGACACTCAGGTCAGCCAGGTAAAGCTGCCCGCGCTCATGCGGGATGCGCTGCATCTGCACAGCTTTGGTGATCGCTTGAGTGCGGCGGTTCGCGTCGAAGCCAACAGACACGTGCCAGTTGACTGGCTTCGCTTCCTCGCGGGCCTGACTCACGAACCGCTGGTAGGCGTCGATGAACGCCATACGTGCGCCGATTTTGTCGCCGCCATCCAAGATGGGTTTCGCCGCGGCCAGGGCCAGCTGGATCTCGTCGGTCAGCACCACGGTTTCGAACTCGTCGTTCGTGGTCATGGCAATGGCCCAAGCCTCGTCCTTTCCCGGGCGCCCATCAGCCGACTGGGCATGCTTCAGGATCGATGCAACCGTGAGGCGGCCGCCCTCGATACGGCAGCTGCGAAGCGCTGCGGTAAGCACAGGCTCGGTGTATTCGCGCAGGTCCTCGACCATCAGCAGTGCTGCAGCCTGGGTGAGCTGCTGTCCCATCACCTCGGCAGTGGCAAACAGGGACAGGAGCAATTGGTCTTGCTGTGCGTCATTCAGCATGAGTTGCGGCTCTCCTGGCTCGAAGCGCTTCGAGGGCCTGCTCGGCAGCGCTGAAGTTGGTCTGGGTCTGCTCGATCTGCCGAGCCGTGGTCCCGTTCATCTGGCGATTGGTGGCCCATTGGGTGTGGTACGCCTCGGCCTTAGCCAGCAGGTCGCCGATGCTGTGCATGTTCGATACAACCCGTGCGTCGTTGATGGTCAGGAAATAGGCGGCGACGTGGTGTGCGACGTCGATGCCAAGGCGGTCGATGACCTGGCCCAGCTGCCCGGCGACCTTGGCGTTCCACACCGGCCATGCACCGTGGCGCTTGCGGTAAGCCATCGCGTAGTTGGCCCAGGCCTTGAAGGTCTTGCAGGACTGGTCCTTGGGGCCCGGCATATCGGCCGGGATTTCACAGCGCGGCTGCTGGGTAGCGAATGGAACGACCTGACCCGTCGTGACCTTGGCGGAAGCCTGGGGCGCAATTGGTTCAATGACCGGTTCATTGACTGGTTCAGAAGAGTGACTGGTTCTGGGTGCAGCTCCTGCACTACCCCCTAGTGCAGGAGATTCACTAGGGGGTGAACCTGCTGCACCACCCTGGTGAATCTGCTGCACTACCCCTGGTGCAGGAGGTTCACTACCCCCCTCAAGGGTCAGAAAGTAGACATTTGACGAGTTGCCCTTCGGCCCTCCCTTCCGAATTTCCTTGTGAAGCAGCCCCGCCTCACACAAGGCGGTGATGTGGTTCATGACGGAGCGCTTGCTGATCTCGCACTGGTCGGCGATGTGCTGATAGGACGGCCAGCACTCCCCCATATCGCTGGCGTTGTCAGCCAGCTTGATCAATACCAGCTTGCGCAATGGATTGCCGACGCGAATCTTCATCGCGGCGACCATAAGCCCCATGCTCATGTAACACCTCCTCGCGCGCTGACCTTGTTGATCGTGGCGATGAACTTCATGTCAGGCTGCCTTCACCGACGCATCCATCACGTCGAGGCTTTGGCGGACGTGCTGGATCTCTTGGCGGATCTGAGACTTCTCGAAAGCGCTGACGTGGTTGTCATCCAGGGCTTCATGTACCGCAATGGTCAGTTCAGCCACTTCCTTGCCTACACTGATCAAGGACTTAGTCAGGGCTTGAGGCTCCGGTGCGGTACGCGCCACCAGATCGAAGCCAAACTCACTGGCCAGTGCAGCCAGCGGCCGCATATCCCCGGTGTGAAGCAAGATCCCGAACAGATGCTCGACCGTCAGGTGGTGTGCATCGTTGTCGGGGTTGGCGCGCTGCAGCAGGCTCACATGTGGAACCCCCATCTTGGCAGCCAAGGCCTTTGCCTCTTTGTCCAGCACAGCGCTCTGGCAGGACCGCAGAAAATCTTCCATTCGTAAAACCTCAATTCTGTTTCCGTGGCGCCCTGCCAGTTGGTGGGCGAAACTTTGTTCATGAATCAGCGGACAGGGATGTCGCTTAGGCGACCATCTCGGCCCAGGGAAACGAGGGGCAAAGCTGCTCCCTCTTAACTTCACCGCATGTGAGCGCTTCGATCTGAAGCGCCCTTGCTGCCGGAACAGGCCGATCCCCCGAACACCACTGGCTAACAGTTGGGGTTCGAACATCAAGACGGCTGGCCAGCGCTGTTTGGCTGCCCAAAATCCCGGCTGCCTTCCGAACCGCTTCTGCTGGTGTCATGGGTTTTCTCCGGTTTGTCATGCGCCAAATATAAGGCATTAGCTAATCACTAACAAGTCATTGCCTAACCAGCAATGGGCTAGGCTTAATTAGGCAATGCTTACAGGAATAGAATTAGGCGCAGCCATCGAGCGAGCTCGGGTCGCCAAAGGCGTTACAAAGAAAAAGCTCGCCGAAGATTTCGGCGTGGCGGGCCCCTCTGTCCAAGGCTGGGTAAAGACGGGGCGAATCGACAAATCTAAGCTCATGGAGCTGATTGAGTATTTCTCGGATGTCGTTACCCCTGCGCACTGGGGGTTGAGCGAGCGCATGGGGGATATTCTGAGCGTCGCTGAAGCTCCAGCTGTCTACGACTCTTCACCAAAGGCTAGCGTCAAGCTCTCCAACATCGAGACCTGGGATGACACAACCCCGCTCCCTGACGACGAGGTCTACGTCCCCTTCCTTCGCGAAGTTGAGCTAGCAGCCGGCTCTGGCCGATTTGTGATCGAAGAAAGCGATACCGCCAAGCTGCGCTTCTTCAAGAGCGATCTGCGCCGCAACAATGTGCAGTTCAGCAATGCCAAGTGCCTGATCGTCCGCGGCAACAGCATGTTCCCAGTGCTACGCGATGGCGCCACGGTAGGCGTGAACACCGGCAAGAACTCGCTTGGCGATATCGTCGATGGCGACCTCTACGCGATCAATCACAACGGCCAGCTTCGCGTGAAGCAGGTCTATCGCCTGCCCACTGGTTTGCGTCTGCGAAGCTTCAATCGTGACGAGCATCCGGATGAGGACTACACCTTCGCCGAAGCCCAGGAACAACAGATTTCGATCCTGGGCCATGTGTTCTGGTGGGGGATGTTTGCTCGCTAATCCGAACATATAGCTCCTTACATTCTTAGCTGCGCCTATTTGGATATGGACATTCAATGCAAAACCTAAAGCTCCCCCTCGCCCTATCGCTTGCTGTGGCTGCATCGATGCTCGCTGGCTGTGCTGCTTCCGTAAAAACAGGAGGTAGCAGCTCGTTGGCGATCCAGGAGTCAGCCAAGCAGAACCTGGTCGTCAACTTCCGCGGGAATGACAAGGTCCAGCAGAATCATGACTGGCCTACGCTGAAGCGAGATTGGAGCGATGCCCTCCAAGTCGAGGCTCAACGCGCTGGATACAAGATCAGCGAAGCCAAAGAGCTGCAGCCAGGTGCCGGTGACGGCGTCGGTATCGCGATTAACGTGACCAACTTCCGCTATCTGACCACTGGGGCCCGATACGGTGCCGGCGTAATGGTTGGGAATGCCTGGGTCAACTCCAGCGCGGACTTCTCCGACCTGAACTCAGGAAAGCTGATTGGCACACGCACCTATGACACCTCCTCTTCGGCCTGGGAGGGCGTCATGTCGGCAATGACTCAAGAGCAAGTGCAGGCGATCGCGAAGCA